AAGCTAAGTTGTTTAGCTTTAATCAATTCGGTTTGTTGTTTCAACTGTTCCATCTCTAATTGGTTCTTTGTGGATGCCAACTTTAAAAAATGTGTTGTTTCTTGAGAAGATGCTGTACCATCACGTAGTCGTTGCTCAACCAAATCCATTGCCAAAGATATCATTTGTTGTTCTCGGCCTTCTGGAGTGATTGCAGGACGTAAAGCTGGTCTATCTTCTAAAGAAGTCGATGAGATTACTCTACGTTTTGGCATAATTCATACTCCTCCTTATTAAGTTTTGCATGAGTATTTTCCAGGATATACTAAGTTTTGGTGTATTTTTCTCTTAACAAATATCCGTATGAAAGGAGTTAATATAGAGGAACATTATGCAGCAATGTTGTAGAATCAACCATCCCCTAATACATCCCGAAAAATACTCACACCGGGGGTAAAAACATTTTATAAAAACTCCCCCCGGAGAATTTTCGAAGACCCACGCGATGCCCTAGGGGGTGTCTTTTTTACGGACCCCCTCCCTAGTTGCTTTTTTCACCATTAGTGGTCTTCTTTATTCGTTTTTTTTTATTTTTAGTAGTTAAAACTTTTTTTTTCATTAATTATTTCTTTTCTTTAGGATCAAAGACTTTTTTATAATTAACAAAATTTCCATTTTTGTCGAAAGCACCTGAAAAAATTAGTTGATCAATTGCTGCATTAATCTCTCCACTACTAAGTTCTATAGGTAAATGATTTATAGGACTAGATAATCTAGCTAATCTTTCACAAGTATTATATCCCATTGATAAATCATAGAAATACCAATCTTCCCATTGAGTAAAAGGATCATAGGGATTATCAGTTGTTGTTATTAAACATTTAACTTCCATATTAATCCTCCTTTCCCGATAAGTATTTGGTAACTGTAGAATCTGATACGCCTAATAATGTTGCAATTTCACTATTTGTATATCCTCTTTTAGATAAAGATTTAAGTCTACTTATTTGATTTTTACTTAAAGTGTCTTTACGTCTATATGGAGTAGCTAATTGTCTTAAACGCTCTTTATTAACATGAGAAAATATTTCTTTCAATCTACTAGCTGAAATAGCTCCTGCTTGAATTGCTTCCCATTGCTTATCAGTTATATTTATTTCTCTACGATGAGCGCCAACATTTTCTCTAGCTTCATCCAACAATCTACTAGCTAGTTTAGTTCTATGCTCTTCATCCATATGAGGATCTTCTTTCAATTTTTCTTTTAAAAGACTATCTGCTATCATCTGAGCATGTCGTTCTTTAGGCTTATTTTTGAGAGCTTCTTTGTATTCATAAGCAAGTTCCGCAACTTCTTTAGAATAAGTCTTTGCTGCCGAAGGCGAATAAGGATTATCTTTAGTAATCATCATTTCTTTTCTAGCTTCATTAGCCATTGATTTCATCTTATTTGCATATAATGCATACGCTATTTCTTGTGGCTTACCGGATGATAATAAGAAGGCATCGTCTACTTCTGCCATTTGTGTTGATTTTTGAGTGGCATATCTTGGTATTAAGGTTTCTGTTGTTATCTTTTTATATTCTCCAGTTTCCTTATCTTTATAAAACATATTGCCATCTTTTTCCATAACACGAGCTGTTTCTGTTTTTCCAGAACTAGATTTATAAGATACTTGATAATACATTTTATTTGTATTTCTATATAACTTTTTACCTGTTTCTGGATCATATTTCTGTGTTTTCTTTTCGTTTTGAGTATAAATTCTACCGTTTGATTCATCTAAATATAGCTGTTTATTTTCATCAATTAAAGTTAAAACATTTCCAGTATCTTTAGCGATAAAAGCGCCTTCTTTTCTTTCGAGAATATCTTTTGGGCCGCTAGCTCTAGAAATAATTGTAGCTGCTCCTTGTTTTTCTCTTCCGGATTCTGGATCATAATGTGCTTGATATTTTTTATGTAATGCTGAAATATTATTTTCTACAGCACTGGATTTCCAATCTAACTTATGTTTAACTGCATCAATAACAACCATCGAATGTCTAACTGCTGCTGCTAATTCTTCTTCAGAAGCACCTGCTAATGTCATATCAGTAATTAAATTAGATACAACACCCATTTGGTTTTGCTTATATCTTTCTTTCATTATAGGATATTTAATTCCATTTCTATAAGCATATTCATTTCCATTTGAATCAGTTTCAATAGGTTTATCTGGATCAGGACCATAAGCTAATGTTGGGTCAAAACCTTTTAATCCTTCTAATTCGTCATGGGATTGAATTTTAAATGATTCTGGCTTTAATGGAATAACCATTACAGTATCACCATCAAAATCAGCGCCAGATAATCTATGTGCAGTATCAGCATTAATACCAATAGCATCCAATGCATTAGCTGTTATATATTCTTTTCCTTCTTTATTTCTATTATTTACTTTAACAATAGGAATTTCAAAAGTTCCACCATGAGGATAACGAATTAATGCTAATTCTTGTCCGTCTTTATAGTTAGGAGCATAACATTCGCCATCTTTAATAGTTGTTAAAGGTAAGATTACTTGATATTTCTGTTCTGGAAATGGCGCCGCTTTTAAGTCAACAGCTGCTCTATCACACTTATCAGCAAATTCTCTAAGCATTTCTTTTCTTATTGTAGGATTTGAAATTTCAAGAATTTCATCATATTCTTCTTCTTTACTGGCTTTAGCTAAGTTAAGTTGCCTTTCGATAGTTTTTTGAGGTTGTTTAGATAACATTTGAGATGGCAATTCTTTTGACCATTCACCCCATTCTCCTTCATCAGCTCTTTTATTAATTAATGATAATTTATATGTGCCATCATCATCTAAATAATAACTTTGTCCGCCATGTATATTATTATCTGGATAATTTATACCAGGTTTTATAGAAGAGCCAAATGGATTATTAGGATCTTTTTTTATATTATCATCAATTGATTTTAGCGCGCCTAATTTACCTTTTGCTTGAGGTTTATTAGTATTAAATATGACATCAACTCCTTCTGGAAAATCTTCATCTTTTCCATAAACAGCCATTCCTTTAATATAATATTTATCATCAACTAAAATTCTAACTTGAGAATAATTTGATTCACCTAATGATAAATCTTTTACATTTCTTCTAATTTCTACTAGTCCATCTTTATTTGTTCCACCATCTTCTGCGAAACGAACCATTAATCTATCCGAGTTCATTGATTCAGGATATCTATACTTGAAAATATGGTCTCCATTATCAGGACTGGTATAGTCACTTAAATGCCCAACTTTAGTAGAATCATAAGTTTCTTTCCATTCAACTTCAGGTTTTGCTAATATTTTTAAAGTTGTGAACTGGCCTTTATTATTAACTTGAGCAACTCTTCTGCCATATATATGATATCCTTCTAATTCTAATAATTTTAATGCAGTATCTAATTTGGTTCTTGTTATACCTAATTCAGATTCGACACCAAGACCAACTTCTAACATACCACTTTCTTCATTATTTAATATCTGTTTTAATTGTTCTGCTGTTTTAGCAGATAAATTCATATTTCTTTCTGAATCTTCATTTAATAAAGATCTAACTCCAGATTCGCCTTTATAAATACCGAATTTAGCTTTAATTTCTTCGCCTATTTGTCTTCTAGATATTCCTTCGGCATCTCTCTTTTTAGCATATGCAACCATCTCTCTTCTAACATCATTTTTATCAATAGTTTCTAATTGTCGCATTACTGTTGTTGACATGCCTAAAGATTTAGCTATATCAGTATCTGACATACCTTTTTTTCTGCATTGATTAAGGTATCCTTTAAAGTCACCTGGAACATTGTGTTGATAAGGATTCTTACCAGAACCAAATGGGTATCTTCCAGAGCCTCTTCCTGGAGGATTCTCATCATGAGCGACACCTTCGTGCATTAATATTTCATCATTTAATCTATCAATAATTTCATTTTGTGTGAAATCATCAATAATAAAACTGTGCTCTAAACTATCTGAAAATATGTAATCCGGATCTTTAATAAATTCAATAGATCTTGAATTGACGTGATCGGCATACTCATTCCATTTTCTTATGAAGCCATCCTCATTACCATGTTCTAAAATCATTGATTCTAATTTATTTTTAGTAATTTCTGGCAAACGGCCATAGAAATCTTTATTTAATTTTTTGTTAATAAATTCAATTTTATCCATGATTATTTACCATCCCTTTCTAAAAATACTTTTATTAATTCTGTTCTATTTTGAATCTTATCCATATAATCTTGAATATCTTGACTATCTGGATTTTCTATAACAACTTCTAAATTTTGATATATTCTAAATTCTATCAAATTTAAAGATTTAGGATTCACATGATATTCTAAACAAAATAAAGCAGCATAAATATATAATTGAGTCATACTCGCTGTTGTTACTCCATTTTTATAATCATGAATTCTTAAAACTTTTTCTTGTTCGTAATATCCAATAGCATCTGCTGTTCCAAAGCAAAATGGATTATAATATAACAATATTTCCGATGACATATGAAATCCAATAGCATCATTTACAAATGGTATTAAATTATCTAAAATTAATCCTGGATCATATGCATCTTTTGGAACAAACGCCTTATATAAAGTCATTTCTACTAAATGAATATCGTGTTTATTTAATTTTGTTCTGCTAACAATACAGTCATGAGCTAATTGATGTATTGCTGTTCCAATTGTTTGAGAAAATTGAGAATAATATCTTGCTTCAAAAGTTCTATCATCATAATTCACCCAATGATAATTACTAGCTCCCATGAAGGCATGTTTACCTTCTAATTCTTTATGATTATTCCAAATCATTAATGTTCCTCCAATAATTCAAATTAACAAACAGCTACTTGTTGGTAATTATTACTATTTAATAATTGATGTAATTCCATCTGAGATTCTTTCCAAATATTAATTCTTTCAGAATCTAGTTCAATAGAATTAATTTCATTAAAGTAATTTACCATGTTTTCGAGAACTTGCTGCACATTCTCTGGATAAACAAAAGTAGCGAAAGACATTCTATTCATTGCTCTAATATAATAATCTTGATTTGGTCTGTGGGGTGCATCTTCAGATTTTTTACATTCTAAAGCAGCCCATGTTATACCATCTAAAATTAATATATCAGGAATTCCCTGAATATAATTAGGATCTAATTTAAGAACGATGCATCCAGGTAGTAAATTTTTTATCGTTCGAATTAGACTAGCTTGAAATACATTTTCATTCTTCATTTTTATTCAACTCCTAAAAAAAATAAAATTATATGTGTTAAAAGAGAAAATATAAGAAAAATAAAACAAATTGACATTTTATTCTTTCTCTCTCCATAAAACACTATGATTTTTTTGCGAATGCAAAAATTAAAAATAAAAGAAATAATGGTCTCTTGATTTGACCTGTAACTCTCCTTCCTTTATTGTTTACAGTCAGACTATCACTCTCGCTAGCCTATACATTGCTTCTCCTTAACTGGGGATATTCCAAAACTTTCCATAATGGATTAGTCGTCTTTAAACCCAGAATTATTTCTTTCACTATACACAATGTAAAATACGCGAAAAAATAATAGTCGCTGTTTTATTAGCGAGCTACTACCATATTTCATACTAATGTTGTTACCACACGCTAGTGTATCACAAACCATATTCTTACTTTATTGTGGAATAGTATTCCATTATAGTATAAGATTTTTTTGCGAGAGAAAATAAAAGAGGCTTTGTTATTTTGCCTCAGTTTTATTTTGATTTTTTTTTCTACATTCTCTTTTATATCGAAGCATAGCAATTCTTAAACGATTCAAACGAAGATGCCTCATTAAAGAATCATCAGGTGAGATATGTTTTTCCATATCCTCTTTAATTTCTTTAATAAAACTATATTCTAAATCATTTTCAATACGAATGTCATACAATTCTATTTTTTTAGAAAGTAGTTTTTTTTCAATCTTTTTAACTATCATTTTATTTCTCCTCTTTCATTATACACGATGTAATATATGCAAAAAACAATAATACGTGTATTTTCTCCCAGTTGGTCATACACTTAATCACCACACCACATGTCGTTTAATCAATATCCCTTCCAATTGACCTTTAAAAAGGTTTCCGGTAAGACTTCCTTCTTTTCGCCGATATAAGCATCGTAAGTCACATGAAATATTATTGTTTAATTGCTTATTTTCCTTCCCTATAATAAGAAATGTAAAATATGCGAAATGGTATACTTTATTTGTAAACATCAAGGAGCCATCCGAGAAAGTTTATTGGCTATACCAGACCACGAAACTACCATATATATTAATGTTTTTATATGCGTCAATCACAGCATATACACGAGGTTTATTTACCGGGTTCAACTTTCCCGTTTATTCTTTATCTTTTGTAAATGATAAAAATATAAATAATATAACTATTCCACAAATTAATGTTGAAAATACAAAATTAGTTATTATAAACCATTGTGGTAAAATGTCATTGAGTTTTGCTGTTGCGATTATTAAATATATAGGTAATGCAACAACTGCTAATAATCCTAGTAACACAATTAATAATATAATTTTATCAATTATTTTCTTCATAAATCTATCCTTTTATTTATTAATATATTTTAAACCAAATTTAGTAGCTTGATGTTCAAACCAAATAGACTCATATGGTTTTACAAACTTTTTACCAGTTTTAGTTAAATAATCTCTATACCAAAATCTAATTACTGATGGTATAGTAACAATAAACAATGTTAACGGTCCGAATATAATATTTTGTAACGTGTGGCCTGATTCGTGTAACATCAAACGAGCGATTGGAACAATTGGATGAAAGTCAAAGTCTTTATATTTCGCTTCTTCGCAATATACTTCAAAGCAATTATGTGCTATAAAGAATACACAACCTATTGAAAATCCCCAATCATTTCCAAATGCTTTAGGAAACACTCCAAACAGTCTACCTTTATAAATTTTGACTTTTCCTACTATTAAACTAAATAATAAAATCATCATTCCTATAAATGACGCTAAAAAGCCCCACGTAAAAGAAATGATGTAGAATAACCATTTATTTTTTTCTATAAATTGCATGTATTTTTATCCTTTCTTGTCATTTGTCAGAAATTTTCTATATTATTTATTTTTAAAAATTTTTTATTTTTTATAAAATATACAAATATTTTTGACATTTGACATAAAACATCAATTTTTCACAAGATTTTTATCAAAAATACGTCTCCTCGCGGGTTTTTACGCCATTTTAGGCATATTTTCAGGCATTTTTGTATATTTTTTCTTGTCAAAAATTTTTCTAA